ACCAACTACTGCGTATAATTGATCAAAATTTTCATTAACTTTGCGAAATGATTCTCGAATACTATCACCGGTTCCGTCGTTACCTTGTACGCCGATGTCGATTATTTGTTTTGCCATATTGAATTTTCCTCATTGGAGTTGTCTATATGGTATTTATCAAACAGTTTTTGTAACCTTAATGTAAATAATATAATGTTTATAAAATCAGAATATGTCTTAACTTCATTTATTCGGCAAAGTAAATTAAAACAAGAGCATTCGTATGTTCGAAAAAAAGAAGTTATTACATTTAAATGCGACAGTTGCGGTGAGCTGTTTGTTAGAGAAAGAGGAAAAATGGATCCTAAGCGATTAAGTAACAATTATTACCATGTTTGCAGTAACTGTGATGCTAAGAAATTCGCTCAGGAAAAAGGAGTTGAAATTCGTAAAGTTTGGGATATGCCAGTCAGTAGTCTTAAGACACTAGATCAGTTTTAGCCTGTTCGTATAGTGCAAAACTTGCTAAGTTCTTGCCTTTGCTTTCACACATGATATCAAATTTGTCCCAAAATGTTAATGCCCATGCATTAACAGCAGTGTTCCAATAAAAATCACTGTGCGCTCTAAGTTTGCCTTTTTTGTAGCCGGCTTCTAGGAGTACATCAAGAACTGGTGCGGTATGAATGTCATGATTGGGTAAAACATCTTCACGAGAAACAGAATAATGAAGAGTAGGCCTAACGCCGCGCCAACTGTCAATAACTTGATTGACTCTGCTGTCATCGGGTTTGATATACTCTCCAGATTTGATAAAATGATGGTGAATATCAAGAACGACGGGAACCCTGTCGCAAATAGTAAGGCAGTCATTAAGTCCATGTGTAATTTCCTCGTTTTCTATAGTAATACAGTTGCGTGCCTCAGGACTAAGGCGGTCGTATGCTTTTAAGAATCCTGCAGGGCCAAGTCTGCCTGCAATGTGTACGTTAATTTTCATATCTTGAAACTGTTTGCCGTAACCCATCCAGCGAGCCATGTCTGCATGATATTCAAATTCTTCAATGCTGCGTTCGACTACCTCCGGACGATCGCTTGCCAAGACGCAAAACTGTCCAGGATGAAAACTAAGCCTAACGTTACGATCACGGGCAACATCCCCAATTTGAACAAAATGTTTTTCTGCGTAGTCTCTAACATCCGGTCTGCGATAAAATTCAGAAAACAAAGTGTGAGTATATACAGGCAACACATCACTGCCAATACGTACCATTCTGAGTTGCTCATTAAGTGTTCCTACCTTTTCAACCAAGTTGTAAACGGAATTAATATTGGCAATCATTAACTCCCATAATTTTTGTTCTGCTACTTCACGTGATTGACGATTAAGCCAGGCAACGGTAGTAGTGCCAACATTATATTTTTTGCAAGCATCGGTAGATTTAATACCGTTTACTTGATTAGGATTGTCAATCCACTTACACGCAAAACCAATTTTGTTTGTCATAGTGATGTTAATATACTCCAGGTATGTTGCCAGTTTTTAACATTATAGCATTGACCGCATGCATCGTCAATGATTCGTTTTGCCAATGTGTAATCGTTCCCGCACGGGTCAATCCTATCCCCAAAGAACGTAATTTCTTGATCTACTAAAAAATTTAATATTTGAGATTTATCAAACCCTTTTTGAAAAATATCAATGCTAATCTGCCCTCCTATTACTGCATGCAGATTTGGCCAGTTAGCATTAATTTCTTTAGTAAGGTAGTGTCGCTGCTGAGATATAATATCCCATCCTGCATATTTAATACGCTGTTCTCTAGTTGCATGTTGTCCGACATATGAAAAATTTAGCATACCTGGTCTGTCTTCAAAATGATTTCCAAATTTAGGATATTTAGTTTCATCTAATTTAGCATTTAAAAAAATATGTAAATCTTCCGGGCTAGTCCAATCACTCCTATATAATAATTTTCCGTGCGTGTAAATTTCGTTCCCGGCAGAGTTAAAAGAGTAGCTAACATTGTTAACAATGTCTTCTCCGAGCTGCTCTATTGTTTTTGAAATATCACTACCGGTAACTAGCATAACTCTGTGAGTGGTCATAAATGATTTAAACCAGTGCTTAAACTCAACGTCCATTGCTAATCTTGACAGGGTCAACGTTCCGTCAACATCAAAAAGATATATCATCTATAGTAAACGCTTCTTGATTTAGGAGTTTCCCACCAATCAATGTGATGAACCTTAACGCCAAGATGTTGCATTTTTTCTTCAACTAAATCAGCCATCCATTTGCTAAGATTCTCGCTAGTAGGTACAAAATTAACAATGAAAAATCCTTCATAGTACTCGCACTCGGATTCAGCTGAATCTTGATATTCTGCAGGATCTATGTACCAACCTGCTACATAATCTGTATCAGGTACGCATACACTGACTAACTCTTTTTCACCGATCATTTTATCGTAAAGCGGGTCATTTTTATCAATAATAAATTGATGATCGATATATGTATTAATCCATTTCTTAAGCCATTCTAAATGTCTAAAATCAGTTATCATGCCGGTTGCATCGAGTTTATCTGCGGTTAAAAACACTTGCATTTTACCTTCATGCCCGTGCAAATGTCGACAAGCACATTTTAAATCCGCAGCATATTTTCCATTAAGTGTTTGTGTGTGAACTCTGTGGCCGTAACAAAATTCAAAAGTCTTATCAATAATCCAAGCCATACTAATCCTTATTAGTTAAAAGTTATATTATATAGTCATTATGATGAGAAGTCAATCAGTTTTAGAAGATCGACAGGTGGCAATGCTAGGGCAATTATCGCATACTTCGCCAGTAACTGGTTGTTTACAGTGCAATATTACTTTTACATCTGCAAGTTCATCTACAACATCTGATAAAATCGTAAATTCATCTTTAGTACGATTAATAAGAGTTGTTAGTGACTGCATAGTCCAATACCACCAGTTAACTGAAACAATAAGAAGAATCGAAATAAAAACCCACCACAAACTTTGTTGGCGGGTATTAGTAATCCAATCCCATGAGAATATTAAGATAACTATACTAATAAAAACGACACTACTAGCTAACAGCCAATACCGTCGTTGATTGTTAATTTCATTAAGGTCGGCATCATTCTGAGAAAGCAACTTAGCCAGTCGTTCCTTCATCGCCCGATTGCACCGAACGGTTCCCATTCACCGGGTTGACCGTCAACTAAACAAATCCAACCTACATATCCGGTAATTGTTGGATTTTGATTCCAACAGATATCACCTTTGTAAAACACACCCTCATTCGGTGGCATTATACCTGTGACAAACTTTTTATTATTAAAACTAACGTTACCGTTTACTGATAAACTAACAGTTGGATCTGGATTATTAACACCGACAGATAATGATCCAAATACTTTAACTGGACGTCTAGGTAAATTAATGTTTCCTATTATAGTTTCGCTGCTATCTGCAAAAAGTATATTTTGGTTTGCAATATTCAATGCAAGGTACGAGCTTGCAGTAACTTCCGGACCAGTTATAGTTAATGAATGCGTGCCTAATGTCGATTTAAGATTATCTGTAGATAAATCTGCGATTGCTGCTTCTCCTGCGACAACTAGCGAAGTAAGTTGACCAACAGATGTAAGATTTGAGCTTCGAATACAGTCGCCGAGTTTTGAATCATAAATTACAGGATTACCGTTAATGTAATATGCTTGCTCTGCACCGATTTCGATTGATACTTGAGTTTTTAACCTATCTGGATTGTTAACAAGGACAAACGACCGTTGGCAATCAGAATCAAGCCATACTAACCCTTTATTGTATATCGGATCATGCTGTGACCCTTTAAATTCTAAAGAACTGGTACGTTCAATTCTTGTATCTGCTTCGATATTTGATGCATAAATCGATCCAAACACTCGCAATACACCTGATTTACTTATTTCGTCGCTAATATGGACTTCACCGTTGTGTTTAACAGTAATGCGAGGAATGTTGTCACTAGTGATTGCAAAATCATGGTTTGAATATGTACCTACTGTTGCTAACCCAACTTTCGGACTACCTAGTGCAATTTCGACATCGTTATCGATAATACTAATTGATGCATTTGGATCTTCAGTTCCTAAACCTAATCGATTATAACTTGTATTAAAGAATGCAAATTCACCAATATTAGCGTCACCGGTTACTGTTAATGAGTTTAATGGTCCTACTTTTCTAAGATTACTGTTTGTAATAGTAGTACCCAGGCTGTTAACTGTTAGAACAGGAATGTTATCAATTTTATATGCTGCTTCTGCAATAAGATCAAAATCACCGTTAGTCCATAGTCTATTTCCATTGCGATATATTAATTGAATATTACCGTTGCCCCACGCCCATGAAAATCCTTTTCCTACGAGTTCTTCTTCTGAGTTAGTAACCCAATTTCCTAACTCGGCTGCGACACCGTGTTTAGTAATTAGATTATCAACTTGAATAGTTTGTGCAATAATTGTGCTTGATACTGTTAGATCACCGTTGAGGTTAATACTTCCGTTAATGTCTAATGTATTTGGTAATGCTACTGGTCCTTCCAACGTCGAAAGAATCAGTTTATCGATAACAACTTTATCGTTTTGAATGTTGAATATTTGAGTCATAATTTGGTCTCTTTTCTATATTTATCCAAGAAACCTAATTGATTTCAAACTACGATGCGGCTTTAAGCAGAATTGTTTCTTCGTTTATTCGACCGTTTAATTTAGTGTCAGTTGCAGTAATATCATCTAGGAATCTGCGTAGTGCAACTTTACTTGCTGATTTAAATTCTTTGAGTTTTTCATCCGGTTTGCGTATTGTTTTTTGAATACTTTTATGTTCGTCAAAACCTACAATACTTGATCCTTTTACAGTTAGCGGACCTGTCATTTCGTCTGCAACGTATTTGCCAAGTTTTCTATTCTTAGTGTTGTACACCCATAGTTCTTTAGCACTAACAATCTCAGTAGGATTAATAGAAACAAGTTTTAACGGTTCAAATGTTTTTAAGAATTTTAGTTTTAAAACAAGTTTATCTTTAGGCACTGCTTTAACTGTTCTTGGCTTTTTATTAATTTTAGCTTCTTCTGCAAGCATTACACATGCAGATTCGACTTCTTTATAAAATGTAATTAAAGAACGAATTTGTTTTTTACTGCGATGTGAATATGCTTCTTGCAACTGCTCGTACACATCGTGCAATTCTGCATCTGCGGGTTTACCAGCGGCAAGTTCTTCTAACTCAGCAAGCGCAGGCGCGTACATATCTTTTATAACACGGGCATGTGCAGCTTTTGCTTCTTTTCCTTTGAGTAAATTTAAAATTTTAATTGCTTTTGGATCAAACGCATCTGCATCTGTAATCCAACTCTCGACCGCCTCTTCGATATCTGCAGTCATGTTAACGGCTGCATCTTTAACCCGTGTTTGGATGCTGATCACAGGAGCCGGCTTTTTAACTTCGTCATCCTCTGGGTCAATGTCGTTAAGACCAGCGTCGATGGTTGCAGCAACTGCTGTTCTTAACCATACCGTAGCATCTCTTCTACCGTTAAATTCAGGGTGAGCTGGTGGCATACCACGAAGTAAACAACTAGCAATAGAACCCATAGTAGTACTTGTTCTCCAATCTTTAGTAGCTTTGTAATCGGAGATTTCTTTAGTTGTGAAGTCATTTTGCATCATCCATTTAAGTACTGCAGGTTTTAAATCTTTACTACTAAATTGTAAATTATAATAATGCATAGCGTTGTGCCATTTTCTACTATAATCTTTAGTCGATAATTCTTCCCAGCCGTCCCAAGTTGGACTTGTGTCTTTCTTCGCATTTTCTCGTATTGTAACTGAAGAAATTTTAGGTTTTGCTTTTTTTGGTTTTGCGGTTGAGCCTGCTACTTTTATTGTTGCCATATAAATTCTCAGTAATGTAAAAATTGTTGTTATTATATAATAAAAAACGGGTGTTGTCAACTATTTAATTCTTGCCATATATTATTAATTATTTCATAAGTCGGAGCTAGCTGGTCATTCTACTTATCTGTCAAATACTATTTTACTAAATATCTTGATGTATACTCAAGGAACAATTCAAAATTTTTGGAATACTCAGCATACTACACTTGCATATATTCCGACAGAGTTTAAAAATCAAAATGATGTTAACATGTGGTTAACTAGCGGATTTAATCAAGAAAATTTAATATTTGATCTATATGACATGAGTAATCCTACACCTAAATGGGCCGAATCGTTTTTTCGTTCCTTTAATGGAAATCATATAACACTAAGTTTTATGAGAATGAAAACAAATACAGCTCTTCCGTATCACGCTGACTTGTTTAAAAAATATATTCAGATTAATAAAATATTAGATCCTTCTAAAATTTCAAGAGCTGTTGTGTTTTTAGAAGATTGGCAACCTGGCCATATTTTAGAAATTAATGGGAAATCTATATCGCAGTGGCACGCAGGTGATTATGTGTTATGGAACTATGATACTCCGCACATGGCTGCAAATTTAGGATTAGTCCCGCGCTATACTGCACAGATTACGTTCACGAATGTTTGATACTATAGACAAATTTGAAAAGATAATTGCAGAATTTTACGGAGCACCGTATGCAGTTAGCACAGATTGTTGTACGCACGCAATTGAATTGTGTTTACGGCTAACTGCTGCAAATAATGTAACGTGTCCTAACCATACCTATATTTCAATTCCGCATACATTTAACAAGTTAAATTTATCATGGTCATTTAGCAATGATAGGTGGAAGGATTATTATTTTATAGGAAACACACATATAGTCGATGCTGCTGTATTGTGGAAAGAAAATTCGTATATTCCTGCTACATTTATGTGTTTAAGTTTTCAATTTAAAAAGCACTTATCATTAGGTCGAGGCGGAATGATACTATTAGACAACAAAATAGCATATGAAAAATTAATAAGAATGAGTTACGATGGTCGAAGTCGAAATTTATCATGGGCAGAACAAGACATTAGTACAGTCGGGTATCATTACTATATGACACCAGAAACTGCGCAACTTGGTATTTCTAAATTAAATTTAGCAAAAGAAAAAATACCAAAACTGTGGTCGTCAAGTGACTACCCGAATTTATCAAATATGCAAATTTTTAAGGAAAATAATAATGGACGGATATCTTTTAATTGAATCTATTGATCAGGTGCGAACTGAAAAAACATTTGTCCGCAATGATTATCGAAGTACGATGTCGCAATATACAGAGACGCGTCTTTTTTTGAGAATGAAATATAAGATGCAGCCTACCGAGGCACTTGTACTAGTAGTAATGTACACAGACATGTCTGAAATTAATAAAATTGTTGATTACATTAACGAGTGCCGCTTTTCAAAATTATATTTCTTTGTCGAAGATGTGTTTAGACTTTCGTTGCCGAACAAACCTGCTGATTGTATAGATAGGTCACTAATTAATCGATACCCGACAGAAGTTATCGCAGGAGAGTTAGAAATTATTTCTCAAATTTTAAATCAAACAGCAGTTGAATATGAAATTTATCATAATGAGTACAATTCGAGTTTTTTTGAAAAAAAATATAATCTAACAATTAATTATTTTGATATATTTTCTGCATCTATACCTGTAAATAAATGGATGGCGTATCAATTTACTTCGGTATTTGATTTTAAGATATCTTGTTTTAATCTAAGAAAAGATATTATTAGATTCTATATAGTTGCGTTGTTATATGGATCACCGTGTGTTATTTTAACCTTAGGTAATCATTTTACAGTCGGCGAAGTTATTGATAATCAGCAACTGCCAGTTAACAAGTTTAGACCTGACATTACGAAAAAAATATTAGAAACTACTGAATTTTTTAACAACAATAATGTTAAGTTAGAGTGGGATATTGCGTTTGATCAAAAAATTGATATTAAATATTTTGAATATAGCGATGTAATGCCTGCAGTCGTTAACAGCTTCTTAAGTCTAGTAACAGAAACAAGTTATTATTATCCAATGCCAAATATTGGAGAAAAAACACTAAAACCAATTGTTGCACACCGACCATTTATTATGATTGCACCTGCAGGGACTATTGCATTACTTAAAAATCTTAAATTTAAAACTTTTGATCAATGGTGGGACGAAAGTTACGATTTGATAATTGATAATCATAAACGTCTAGAAGCAATTTATGATATAGTTGAAACAATTCTAAAAAAAGATAATCAAGAGTTAGTACAGATGCTAAACGAAATGCAACCTGTACTAGAGCACAATTACAAAAATCTCCGACATCTTCGAACTAATATGTATTCTATTAATCATCTCGAATAATATCAGATTCGCTGCATGCAGTCCCGTGTTGTATTTCTATAATTTTGCATGGAGTGTTATACGGATTTGCTAACTTGTGCCAAGTGTTATTAGGAATGCAAAAGTTAGAATGTGCAGATAGTCGTTTTGAAGAATTATCTTCAAATTCAATCATACATTCTCCTTCACTAACGTGCCAGTATTCGGATCGATACTCGTGTTTTTGCATACTAAGACTTTTTCCAGGTAGAATAGTTAGTTCTTTTACTTTAGTACCTACAACTTCGTGTAGAACTCTATAATGTCCCCACGGTCGATCGGTTTTAGGTGCTTTCCATTCATCTAATAACCGACTACTTGAATTTTGTTTAGTGCTACCTCCTACACCAAATACAAAGTCTACTCCTGCGATAGCCATTTCTGGAATGTTATCAGAAGTTCTATCGCCCCCGTTTGCAAAGATAATACGATCATTTGGATATAACATTTGAACTTGTTTAATTGCATCGACTGCATGATCGCTGTCATCATAAAATTGAATACAATGGTCTACAGATTTAAGATGTGAAATAATATGCAATCTCTCACCGATTAACATAAATGTCCTACCTTTTTTTCGAATCAACCAATCGTCACTGTTCACGCCAACAACTAATCGATCCCCTAATTGTTTAGCTGCTTTAAAATATTCAATATGTCCACTGTGTAAAGGATCAAACCCTCCGGTAACTAACACTACTCTCATTTAATGTAATCTCTCTATTAGTTAATTATTCTAGTATTGCCGTAGTGTATTACTGTTGATCCCGGAACACACGTAATTGTTCGCCACGGGTCTAGAATAACACTTCCCGGTTCAATATAAAAGTAAAACTGATCTGGTTTTATTTCGACCCCTGTGCCAAAATATGAAATTACTGGATTGTGTGCCATTAATATTACGGCCCTGCCACCTGCAATATCACCAGTCAACGGGTCGGCATACGACACTCTTATACCTTCTGCTTCTATAAAATGCCCTACTAATTCGCTGTAGCTGCCGATAGTGTATTCAACATACGGTTTGTAAGCTCGGCCGTGAATAATTACAGGTAAGTTATATTGTTTAGATAGATCTACAAGTTTAAGTGCCATATGTTTAGCCTGTTGATCTCTACTCTGCATTATTGTTTGAAATAAGTCGTATCCTAATTCAAGTTTTTCAGCTAAAAACCTTAATGCAATGTTATCTCTCGGGTGGCATGCTCCTGCATCACCTAGACCTGCAGTTAGGTATCGCGGACCGGTGATTCGTTGCGTAGCGTTTTTAAGGGCGTCGGTAACCACATCAACATTAATATTTCCATTTTTTTCTGCAACATCTTGAATCATATTTACTAATCCAATTTTTGCAGAAATAAAGGTGTTATAAAAAACTTTAATTGCTTCAGCTTCGTCCCAAGTTCCGATATTTATCGTTGGATCGTTTTGCATTAGCGGTTTATAAAAATCAACTAATAATTTTGCATCACCTGTGCAAGATCCATCTTCTGTTCCGATAATTATACACTCTGGATTAATCATATCCCACTTGACACTGCCCATTGCAATTAGATAAGGGTTGTATACAAAGCGAGAATTAGTAATTAACGGTTTTAAATGCGCTCTGACTGTTCCGGGTAATACAGTTGAGATTAATACTACTAGTTGATCCGGTGTAACATACTGATTAATCTCGTTAAGAACTTGTTGAACAATACTATAGTCAAAATCTTTTGCCGGTAAATTCGAAATAGGACTACTACCACCGTATCTCGGATCGTGTGGCGTCGGTACTGCAACAAATATTATATCTCTGTCTAATACTGCTGCGCTAATAGAATCCATTATTAGAATACGAGCAGCAGGATCTTTAACTATATCATACCCTACCACATCGTATTTTTCTGCCATTACTTCTGCACACGGCAATCCCAATTTTCCGCATCCTATCATTAAAATTTTCATAAATATCCTATTATTTGTTTTGTGTTTATATTATTGTGTATAACAGACATTGTTTAAAACATTTTAAGGTTAGGCACTAACCATTCGAGGGTTAATCGACTATGGTCAGCTGAAACATAATGAAAATTAGGCAAGGGTTTAATGTGGTTGTGTTGTAACCACTGATACCCGTTGTCAGGTATCCAATTAACTTTTTTAGCTAGCCATTGATACGGCTCGATAAATAAATCCTGCATTGGCACAAACCAAGACCAAAAAATACATGGCACGTTAAAACTGTCACACAGGTATTGAAGTGTAATTATATCTTGCATAACTTTATAATTTATCCATTTACTCATTGCAACTTGTGGTACCCACACATTGTCGATTTTTGTTGTTTCATTTATAAACGATGCAAAATTATCTTGGTTATTTACTATGTTCCATGTATAACATCCGATATCATTAATTCGATGGCCGTCACACAGCGAAACATCGTTGTTTTGTGACTTGTTTTCAAAGGCAGAAAAACCAGTTACAACTCTTGAAGGTTCTGTCAATTGGATAACAACCACATCGACATTATTATTACTAAGTGCGTAGTGTAGTTTTTCAATATAAAAACTATTGCCTGCTCCGCAACTTGATGCCCTAATTAGGTCCATATCCCAGGCTGTTGCTAAAAAATAAGGCCAGCTTTCGCCGTAACTAGTCGATGAATGGCTATCGCCCATTGCCAATATTGTTTTTTTAGTAGATATATGCATGTTATATTTTTCCTTTTCCTTTTAATTGCGATAATAAGAAATTATCAACGTAATATTCATGCGAGTCAACTGAAGGATGGACGTGATCATCATAAAAAGTTAAATCTTGATCTTTACAGTATTCGTATAACCCACTACTTTCTTTCCAAAATACCCAATCTTTAAAATTTATCATGTCATATAAATATTTAACATTTCTGTAAATATCGTAAGTCATAGGTTCATGATGCACCCATCGGTTAAGGATATCTAAACATGCTGGATAGTGCATTATGTCCATATATGTTTGGTTTATCAATTTAATGCCCATGCTTGCACAGTACCATTGTAACCGTAACATATTTTCGTACGACTGGATAGCAAGGTTTTCATTACAATAGAACTTAGATATTAAATGTCTATTAAATCTTGAAATATGTTGATTTGTAAAACTGTCGTGCATCGAGCCACTAAGATATCCGTCTTTCGGGTACATACTGCAGCTTTCGTTTTCTTTAGTATCGATAAAATTTACAGGATTTGATACCCATTCTTCTGGATTGTGTAATGTTGCAAAGTCAGGCAACTCGGGTGAAATAAATAAATCTTTTCTGTCTATTCCGGACCACATCACTGCAACTAAAATATTTTTTGGATCTACGCCGTTGTCGATTAATGTTTGTGTTTGAAAGATCGCAGTTTTTGCAATCCATGAATTTCCGCAAGATCCTTGACCCCGATTGTATAAACCTGCATTCAATCTTTCTGCGAGAAAATGCGGCCACCGTTTTTCGTAGTTATCTGAAAAACTACAGCCCGATGTAACTAAGTGTGTAATCATTTTAATCCTCTAATAAATCGTGTAATTTGTTCGATAATAAATCAATCGACATGCGTTGGCGTTCAATAAACAAGTCATGATTGTATTTTAATATTGGCCATATTTGCTTCAATACTTCTTCTAAATCGTCTCTTGAAATAAATTCTACAATAGCAGCGGTTGCTTTTTGCAGACGTATATTTTTATCAGGTTCTAAATCATAACTTTCGTCAATTACTTCAGAAAATGTTTTGAAACCTAATGTTCTAAACGTTTCTAATCCAAGATGGGATCCGATAAGCACAAACGGCTGAAAAAATATTATTGGTTTAAAAATTTTTTCACTGTAAAACCCTTTAATATCAACAAATGTTTCTGCTACAACATGTAGATAACTGCTATAAAATTTTTCAGAATTCGCATCTTCAGTTGGATTTGGAATTTGGCTGCTTTCCCAATCAACCGGGTCAATTTCAACTGGTAAATGATATGGAATTTCATTTTCAATATTAAGATGGACCCATTCTTGATAAATTTCAGGATAATAACATTCAAATGCAGTTTTTTGCGTATTGTAATATCTAAATATCGGTGCATTGTCGTCTGCTGAAGATCCTGTTTTTGAGAGACTTAATAATCCTTGATCTCGGTACGGAAATAATTTAGTAAATATTGCAAATCTGTGAGCATGCGATCGTCTATTTAAACAAATAAACTTAAATTTACGAGGCCCATTTTCAAAGATTGCAGCATACCCTTTTTTCCGGTCATCGTCAATGTTGCGCCATCTTGTATGCATTTCCCAAATATTATAATATAGTATTGCATAGTTCGGAGAAGGAGTCATATTGCCGCACATTACTACAAAATTTGCATACGATAAGTCGTATCGGACCTTTAACGGTTCGACAATGTCGTCGTACCATTCTAACTGCCATCCTTCCCACGGACTAGCTATTAGTATTTTACACATGCCGTTTTTGATTGATTGTATTATGCTAGCAGGAATACCTAATACATCAACATATTCTCTCAATTGCGCAAAATCATACATTATCGGATAATAAAATTTAACGTCTTTTGGAATTGTAGTGTGTGTGTTAAATATTCTTTCATAGTCGTTATCGACTCCTAAAAAAGCACCGGGCGAAAGAGAATTAATAATTCCGTGCTTGCAAATAACAGATCGCGGAGTTGCGTTTTGAAACGGAGATCTATTTAAAATATAAAAGTTCTTGCCGTTGTTTTCAAAAAATAAGTTAATTTTGGATGTCATTTAGTTTTCCTATTAAAAATTTCGAAATTAGTAAGTGGCCGACTGCATTAGGGTGACCGCATTTAAATACGTCATTGCTTGCAATAGTGTGAACTGAATTAGAAATATAATTATTATCTAGCAATCTTCTCCACTCTTCTTCATACTTTTTAACAATGCCAATATGCCAATAGTCTGGATCTATAAACGGCATATATTTGTTACCTACAACCGGTAGCATATGAAATAATAAATAATTTTTAGTCTTTGCTCCTATTAATGATTTAATTGCGTATACCTGATGCATTGTTTCTAAAAAAATACTGTCGTCGGTTTGTAATGTCATTATACGTTTTAATGAGTTATCAATAGTAGAATCATGAAATTCAGGAAAGTGATGCGCAGTAATGTGAAAATATCTCATAAATCGATTATCATAGAATTCTTTTCGTATCGCTTCCGTCAACCCTATTAAAATTAAATCACCGTCGCAGTAAGATGCATTCATTCGCTCGTGTGCTTCTGTTACAGTATCAGGTGATTCGATATTTAATAAGTAATTGCAAACTAACCTAAATATAGTAGCGTTGCTGCATCCTGGAATTGCTAAGTTTTTAACAGGAACGTTAAACTGTTTTCCTAGCAATGCAGGCCATGCAAGGTTACTAGGGAAATTATAATCAATGTGGTTTTCTAATTTTTTTATATTATCGGATAACCCTTGGCCAAATGTATTTGAATCACCGAATACTACAATTCGTTTTATGTCATGCATGGGTTGCTAACCTTTTACAATAATTTTTAAATTCGATTAACTCAGGGAATGTTTGATTAAAATTTGTGTTTTTTCGAATGTCATACTCAGTGACAAACTTATAAAAATCTATACAATTTTGATCCCACGTGGCTTGATCAGGTTCTTCTTCTAGTAAATTACAGATTAAATCTATTCTATGGATGTCACTTTCGTACAGCATTGCATAATGGCCAGTTTGTAAAAAATTACTATCTTTATATTTTTCTACTAATTTTTTTAATTTTAAAATAGTATTAGATTTTAACTCAGTAGGCGCTAAATTTAAATGTAAGTATGGTGGCCATCTTAAATAGTTAATGCTAAGAATGATTGTATTTTCAGAATATGATTTATAGTATTTTTTTCTTAGATTTAAAATTTCTTCTAAGAACTCATCTAATGTACTTAACGAACAAATATTTACAGTTGACATTATTCCAACAAATGCATTGCTTGGAAGATTTTCAATTAAATTTTCTAAATTATTATGCCATTCTTGATAATTTAATCCATACCGAATATATTCTGCTTGTGCACCAGTAGACTCGTTACTAGTAAACAATTGAATTTGTTTAATCCGAGGAGCAATATTGTTAATATATTTAATCAATCGTTGAATTAAATTAACAGGCACATTTAAATTTGTGTTAATACCTAATATTAAATTAGGATTTAAATTTGGATCGTTTTCTAATTTTTCAAGAAGGTCCCATACATCTTTACTTAATAATGGCTCACCCCCTGTCAATCGTAAATTCTCTAAATTTTTAGATAGTTCAGGCCACCATTTCCAAAATGCAGTAACGTAGGGATTTTCTTCTTTGTGGTGATACGGAAACCGATTTATTTGTTTTAAATAATCTAAATTACCAGTATTCCAACTTGTGGGATACGGCCCATGCGAGGTTATTTCTTCGACCCATCTACTACTAACATCGGGACTACAATATGCACATTTAAAATTACAAACATTTGAAAAACTAATTTCTAAATATGACGGATTAATATTTTCTGTTTTTGTTTCTAATATCAACGGAATATGTTTCCACGCCCACGGTTCAGTTGTTTTATAATACCGATCGCTATAAGTCCCACCAAGATCTTCTGCCTTCCAACAATAATCACATTCGGCTGGTCGGTTACCATCTAACATTTCCTGCATCTGTTTCTTTTTAAATTGTGTGTTATGTAGCGCAGTATGATCCTTTTCTAATTCGTCAAGCGGTATTTTATGAGGAGCAGGATGGTGACAACTATGATTCCATCCTGTTTGCAAGTACAGTGTCGTTTGCAGCCATTTAGCTGCACAAAATGTAGGACCTATGTTATCAAGTTCGGTAACCCGTGTTGAAAAAAATTGTGTTTGCTCGTCGATCATTGAGTTCCTGTTAAATTAAATTTCTATATAATAATTATAATAAATTTTTTAAATCTAAAGATAATTGGTCAAATATCAAATCAAATCGCCGAACAAGCAGCGAATGATTATGATCAAGTATTGGCCAAAGGTGTTGCATTACTTCATGCAAGTCATTTCTGTTTAAAAAATCAATAGCTGCATTTGTTGCTTTTTCTACCCTAAGCTCATTGTCAATTTCATCATCGTAGCTTTCGTCAATAACATCTGAAAATGTTTTATAGCCTAACTGCCGAAGTCTAGCTAATCCTTGATATTGGCCTATAAGAACAAACGGTTGGAAATAAATAAAAGGTTTAAATATTTTTTCGCTAAAAAACCCCGTATTTGCTACTTTAGTTTCGCAAACAATATGCAAATAACATTTATAAAATTTTTCAGAGTACAAATCGGTAGTAGGATTCGCTTCGAGAAAATCGTACGGATCAAGTTCTGTAGGTAAAACTAATGGTAACGATTCTCTAATTTTTAAATTTCCCCACTCTTTATGTATGTCAGGGAATTTTTTTCTGAATAATCTTTTTTGTACATCAAAGTACAATAACCTTGGCGGCTTGTCATCGTCGCAAAAGCCTGTTAACCAAAAGCTAAGTAATCCCTGATTGCGATACGGAAATAATTTAGTAAGTACTGCAAATCTAAAGTATGTTGCACGGCGATTTAAACAAATAAACTTATATGTACGTGGACTTTGATTAAAAATAGTATCGTGTGCAATCTTTCTATCGTTATCGGTATCTCGGTGTCTAGAAGCTATCTCCCAGTGATTAAAATATACAGTATTGTACCTATAATGATTGGTATAGTTAGCAGACATGATTACAAATTTATCAACAGTTATGTGGTTGTTAGCTGCTATTGATTCAACTAAACGTTCGTATGTTGGCCAACACCACCCTTCGTACGTGCATACTATTAGCACTTTGCACGTTCCTGTTTCGATTGCCGAAAGAATATTAAATGGAATAAAAAGACTGTCAACGTGATCTAATAGTTGAGTAAGGCTAAAGATTATAGGATAGTAAAATTTTTTCCCTTCAGGTATAGCAGTGTTAACTACAAATCTTTTAAAAAATTGTGATCCTTGTCCACCGAAATATGCATCAGTATGGCAATTATTTGTACATTCAACAATTACCTGTGGTACTAAATCGGCCGGAATTGCATTTAAATACGGTTGCCTGTTAAAAATTGAGGCATGAATACCATTGTTCTCAAAGTATAAGTTAATTTTTTCTGTCATTATTGTCCTTGCACCCCCCATTTAAAAGTTATACCCAAATGTTTTAATATCAATATAATGTAGTTCTGCTATAAGATTTTTAGTTTCGTCGGAATAATATGAACGGTATTCTGTTTCTGATATATCAAATCGAAACGGACTAGTATTAGTATCATCCAAGCAAAAATATTCCATTAACGGTTTAATATCAATTGCTGCATGCTCACCCCTAATAATATAAGTTGCTTGTTGATACCCGGTTGATGATATATAACTTAACCAATTCATTTGAGGTGTAAGCGTGTGATAGTGGGTGTGTATTCTGTTAGAATTAATATCTTTTACAAATTTGTTCACTGTATTAGTAACTTTGCCCGTTTCGATGGTCTTTCTAAATTCTCGAACTATATCCGGCAACGTATCTATGTCTGCGTCAAGTACGTTTTTAATTTTATATATAAATCTTGCCCATGGATTCATCACAATACCGATTGTTGATATTTCTGGATAAAGTGCATGAACTTCTTTAAGACTTAATCTGTTATCTTCAATTTCATAATCTTGTATCATCCGTAATGCTGAAATTTTTTGATTAAGAAACCATTCATGTAGAGGCCATGCGTAATATGCACACATCTGCGGTACGATAATTGTAAAACGCGAATCGTCAGTTTTGTAAGTTTTTTTCATTATGATTTAAAGATAGTATTATTTATTTTAAAATTTATATCCAAATGTTTTTATGTCAGTGGCATGTAACTTAGCGACAAAATTTTTAATTTCATCTGTGTAATACGGATAATAATCTAAAGTTGGAAAATTAAAATTAAAAGGCTCGTGATCTGTTAGACAAAAATAATCAATTAATGGTTGAGTATCTTCGGCTGCATACTCGCCGCGAACTATGTATTCAACTTGAGTTCTGCATCCGTTATTGAAATTATAACTTAACCAATTCATTTGTGGTTTTAAAAAATCACAAAAACACCAGTTTTGATCTTCGCTAATTTTAGCTAACAATCTATTTAAATTACGTGCAACTTTGCCTGTTTCGATTGTTTCTTTAATACTTATATCAATAGACGACAGGGTGTCAGGGTCATATTCTAATATTTTAATATACCTATAAATAAATCGAGCCCATGGATTCATTACAACACCAATGGTTGAAATTCCAGGATACAGTTCATGAACTTCCTTAAGATTTAACCTTCCGCTTTCAATTTCGTAATCTTGTATTAGTCTCAATCTTGCAACTTCGTTTTTAGTTAACCATTCATGTAGCGGCCATGCGTAATATACACTCATCTGAGGTGCAATAATTGTAAAGAATGAATCATCAGTTTTGTAAGTAGTTGACATACTAAGTCCAAAGGTAATTGCGAACTTTAATAAGTCTAATCATCATTTCTTCGTCTTGTGTTTCATGAAACTCTTCAATTTCAGCCGAAAGATCTCTCAGTGGTTTTGCTTCTGCGCGTTCTTCTTCGGTTTCGTCATGTGCTAAGATGTCACCATGGTTTTCACGCATGCGATCGTAATATGCACTTAGACCTGATTCTTCCATGGGCTCTGAACGATTTGGATATTCTACAGTCCACCAGGTATATAAGTCTAATACTTCCTGAGCTGCAATTGCTTGAGGAGTTAATTTACCATAGTTCTCGTCATCCTCTTCGACTCCCCAGCTTGGGTCATAGGTCAAACTTCTTGCCCAATCTAAGTAACCAAGTCCGGCTTGTTTACAGCGCCACTCGCGGGTACGACTAAACAACCAGCTCGAAGGTGCATTGTACTTTTGGCTTTCAGATTCGTTCCACCGGACATGGTTCTGTGCTAGTTCAGTTTCGACAAAATCAACAAGCTGGTTAAACAAGCAAGGTAAAAATCTGTATCCTACATCGCACCAATCACCGGGCTTAATATCTCTCGAATGTGCAGTTAGCGCATGTGTTTTTGTTACCCATCTGTTGTTAATGTAATATTTCACATTATAGAGTTTATCTGGTATGAACATTATAATATTTTGTGCAGTATCAAGGGCATTGTCTGCGATCCAATATCGAAGCGGGTGGTTAGTCTTTGCAAGTTCCTTGATTGCTTTCCACCCTGGGCCAGTTTCAAATTCGGGATACGTAGTACCGCGGATCCAATCCGCAAACTCACTGCATGACCAATAGTTACTTCTCATTTGTTTGTTATCCTTGTTTAATTAAAAATTGTTCAAGTTCAGGAGCTTTCCACCCTTCTGGTTTTAGAATCTTCCCGTCTTCACGTTTACGTACTTTACCTGTCTCTGCGTCAATCTTAGCAAAGTTAGTTGCCATTACTTCATTCCATGCGCCTTCACCGTCTGCACCTAAAGAATGAATAGCACCAACTGTTACAACTAAAATGTCAATTAGTGCATCGAGTTGTTCAATTTTATCATCTTGATCAAATGCAACAGACAGTTCGTCAACTTCTTCTTTGATTAAGTCTAAGTACATATTATACTGTGAGTCGTTGTATGCGTCAACTGTTTGATCGCCAGCAATCATAAATTTTTCTTGGTCTTTAAATACGTTTGTCATTACACACTCCACATTTTAATTGGCCAAAAAACCATGCGATTTGTCCAAGACACTATACTACCGGCATCTTCATCATTACCAAACGATAACGTTGCAAACGTTGCACCTGTTATGTAGTATGGTACAACTACAAATAATAAAATTTCCATTACATTTCCTCTTGTTTGATATTTAATTTAATGTGTCATCTGACCAGCGCAAAATGAACCAGGTCATGTCTTTTTCATTTTCAAAGGCCCATGTATCGCAGCTAACAAAAAACTTTCCTTTACAGTTTTCTTTAGCCCATGATTCCATTTCATCGTTAGTTTCGATTAACAACTTCGTGTAGCCGAGTTCAATATGCGCTTCGACTGTTAGCGCGTTCTTGATATCCCTGTCAATTTCTTTTTGAATTTGTGTGTAAAGTGGATCGTTTAAATCGTCTTCATTGATCATAATTAGGTGTGTTATATAGTGTAGTAGTATTATATATTAAAAATTAAAGAATGTCAAGAGTAAAGATTATGATACTACCTTACGTTAAATATTAGCATGTATAAATTAATAGAATGGTCATCGAATTTAGATTTATCTGAATTTTATAAAAAAGCAGAACAACGTGGGTTTGATAATAATGCTAGTCAATCTGCAATGGTAAATTGTTTTGATAACGAAAGACTAGCTAAGATTTGGATACTGTATCAAAACGACCATGCAGTAGGAAGCGTGGCAGCACATAGTTTAGATATTTTAGGTTCGACCTCTTATAGAATATGCGCAAGGACCTGCTCATTTGCAGAAGCAAGACCGAGTCGCGCACTAATTACAATTAATAGATTGATCCTTGAACATCAAAATTTAACAGCTCAATTTTTTATCCCTGCTGCAATCGACTGGTGCGGTAAAACTAGTAATATGTATATTTCAAGCCACCCTAGTAATGTTGGTACTCAACGGCTAGTGCATAACATCTATTGTCCTACTCTTGAAAAACACGGAATTTTGACCAAATCGATTGATCTCGAATACCGCGGACACCTCCAAACTTTTTGGAAATTAAATGTTTCAAATTTTTTAACAGATTTAGCTAAGTATCCAAGGTGGTAACAACCGTAACGCATCCGGTTGGTTTAGGTCGAATATATGGTTTCTTAATAAATTCGATATGACAATCTACGCATATAAACATTTCTCTAGATGTAATAATCAACATACCTGCGCCACATTGTGGACACAGGTTTCCTGTTACTGCTTCATATGACTGTGTAGTCATTTAGTCTTTCCCATTGCGCTATCAAACTGATCTTTAACTTGTTGTAATGAATCAGCTGTTGTTTTATCTTTTCTAAACTCTACAAATCTTGGTAAGAACAAACTGTAAAGTCCATTGCTTGTTGTAGGCGGCATAATATTGTTAGATCTAACTGCCATAATTGTGCCATATAACTCATCTTTACGATTAAAGATGTCATTACGTAACTCGTCACTAAATCCTGATACATTAACTTCTAACAATTGATCAGATGTTCTACAAGTAATAGACCCAAACAATGCAGCATTTTTACCATTACCTTCTGTAAACGCTACAATTTCTAAATCAACATCTACTTCAAGTTTAAGTTTAACTTGGTCTTTGCTCGTACCGTCACGCCATTTGGCATCTGGGCGTTTAATAATAGTACCTTCAAGTCCTTGTTCAATTAGTTCAAGATAATGTTTAAATGCTTCATCCCATGAAAACACTAACTTAGTTTCAATCATTTGTACATGTTGCGGATCAGTTACTGCTTGCGATGCAACTTGATTCTTTAATTTATAGTATCTATCAGCATATTCTACAGTGCCTTTACCTTTTGGTACAGCAGTTGATAATGGAATTTGATCCCATATTAAAAATAAAGGTTCTTCATTTTCAGCAAATGAACCGCCATCTGCTATACTGTTTAAGATACCATTGCCTATTTCACGTGGTAAAATAACACCATCACGCTTTACAACAAGTTCACCATGTGTTTGTGTATTACAATGCATTTTACGTTGCATGTAATCAATAATGTTACTAAACTGATCTAATGGCATTGGATTGCCATTTCTACTTAATAACTCAATAGTTAAGTCATCATAGAAGTTAGCGTTGATATACATACCATCTGCTTTTAACTGTGAAAACACACCTTTAGACCATGGCCATGTATCAAGTTTAACATGTTTAGGTAATGAACAGCGTTGATATGGAAACTCTGGAATTAAACCTTTCCATGCTTTGTTTACGGTAGCAGATTGTATACCGCAACGTAAGTCTTTATTTACAATTTTAATAACTACTTGTGCATCACGTTCACTTACAGATTCTAAAATATTTTTAAGATGTTCGATGCCAGCATGACCAGTGTAAGTGCGATTAGCCAAAGACTGCAAATGAATAACAGCCTCATCGAGCTGCATTGTTGGTGTGCCTGTATTAGGAGTATAATCAGGAATTTTTTTGATATTAAACGGAAGTAGTTTATTAGTAGCACAAAAACAAATTTCTGCTAGTAACGTGTTAGTACTATTGCGTTTAAGGATTTCAAGTTTAGCATTAGTTTTAGGTTCGTTAGCTAACTCTTCTAAAATTGCAGTGATCATGTGTACTCCTAGTAATTATTAAAAATACTATTATACATTAGTTAATACAAGATGTCAACTAGTTATTCGTCACATTCGAATAAAGCCATTAACACTATAATTGTTGAGATAACCGCAACCATAAAAACTCCAAACTCGTCTGCTATGTTAGCCATACTTTTCCCCCTTAGACAAGAAAGGGGACCTAAGTCCCCTTTCTTGAAGTACTTAACTATTAATATTTATTAAGCAGATAAGTCTTGTTTTAGAAATTTTGAATTTATCTTTCTTTGTGATGTTCTAAAGGAAGATGATGTCCTGGATGTTTGTAGTGTCGCTCGTAGTAGTGATCAAAGTTACCATCACGTAAATACTCACGATGTACAGGCTGTTCGACACAGCCTGTAGTTAAATATGCCGCTAAAAATATACTAGCGACGAGTAATAATTTCATCAATAAGTCCATATTCTAAAGCCTCTGTAGCGGACATAAATGTGTCACGTTCCATCATAGTTGAAAATTCGTCAAACGTTTTGCCTTTACTATTATGATCAACGTAAATCTGTGTTAGAGATTTTTTCATCTTTAAGATTTCTTCAACTTGAATTAACATGTCAGTGGCTTGACCACGTGCGCCTCCGCTGGGCTGGTGACACATGTGTCGTGCATTTGGTAACATCTTACGCTTACCTAGTGCACCTGCAGTTGCTAACAATGAGCCCATGCTGCATGCTTGACCCATGACAATTGTAACAATATCAGGTTTGATAAATTGCATTGTATCGTATATTGCAAGCCCTGCAGTAACTACCCCACCTGGGCTATTAATAAAAAAGTTAATATCTTCATTACCTTGACTTTCTAAAAATAACAACTGTGCAACAATTAAACTAGCAGAATGCTCGTTAACATCGGTATCTAACATTACAATTCGGTCTTTAAGCAGTCGACTGTAAATATCATAACTACGCTCACCTTTTGCTTCTGATTCAACAACCATTGGTACTAAATTTGGCATTCAATTTCCTCTTGTAGATATCGTTTCAATTCTTTGTCAGTTGGAGTAACAGTAAAATTATGTTTAAAAAATATTTCGTAACTATCGCTACCATATTTTCCAATTCCATAAAGCATTGTAGCATCATTGCCGTCCCATGTCAAATAGTCTTGACTCATTTTTACGAGTCTTTTATATCGTACATTTGACATACCTAACGGTGCAATGATTACTTTAACAAATACTTCTTCTGCATTTATAAGATCCTGTGGTGTTGGAAACCAATAAAGAAACTTAGGTAGAATAAACTTTACTGGTTTCCGTCCAGTTTGATTGAGCATAATAACACCTACCATATGCTCCCAGGAATTTTTAATCTGTTGTTGCACCATTAGGTCGTTGCGCAATGGTATTAAATTTGTCAATCTATTTCCCGTCATCGATGTCGTTGTCATTTAGTGATTGAAGATCGGCTACTTCTTTTCGTAGCACCTCTATAGTATGTTCAAGACTATCAATGTAGTTTGCAACGTGCGTTAAAAAATCGGCATTGTTACCTATTGATTGTCTAAACATTTCGTTTACTGATAATTGTTGTGTATCGGTCATAATCATTCCTTATATTTCAATTAACACATTTGGATTCCACCCTGTGTTTTCACTGTAGCTATCACCTTCGTATCCACGCGGGTTACATACAATTCGTGTTTGTCCTAGCACATAGTCTAAAACTTCATGCGTGTGTCCGTGTGTCCATAATAAAATTTGCGGATTGTCTAAAATGTACTCACTGAGATCACTATGATAGCCACCGTTCATTGCATAATCATCTGCATACTTCGGACCTATACTTTGGTAGCTAGGTGTATGATGTGTGCAAACTACGATTTTTTTATCACAGGGTACATTGGCAACTGCATTTTTAATAAAGTCTAAACTTTGGTGATGCCTATGAACTGTATCTTTAGTATTTAACTTTCTGAAAATTGTTTTGTCATATGTAATTAACCGATAATCGTTTAGTATACGCGGTAATTGATACATAGTCAACGGATCACCTTTATGGCAGTCTGTCCAAAGTGTTGCACCGATAAAAATTATATCGTCGATAGTCACAGAATTATTTTCTAAGAAATGAATATTGTGGTATGCCTGGCATTCTTGTTTGATTACTTCTAAACTTTTAAAGAATTTACCTTGATAAAATTCATGATTGCCTGCAACATAAATTACATGCTTAAATGTTTCACTGCAGTCTTTTAAAAATTCACGGAACCGCCATGCTTGTAGTTGACGTCTTGAATGGGTCACCATAGTTAAGTCAGCAGGAAAATCATAAAGACATTCAATCATTAAAATGTCTCCAGAAAGAATTAACACATCTGCACATTGGGTGTTAGTTAATGTTAACGGACTAAATTCTAAATGTAAATCGCTGACTACAGTTATTTTCATTGGGCTACCTTTACGTAATTTAAACGTGTTACTTTTGTTCCGTGCATATAGAGTGTACTAAAATCTTTAATGTTTGCAGAAATAATTACAGCAGGACCTGTATTAGGTATTTTTGAAGTCATCCACGATACCATTTTGTTTTCAACAACGGCAATTACATTAAATGCATCATAGTTAGTAGATTTGGTTACACTTACTATTTCGGAATCTCTATCGTACAGCTGGCTTCCAATTTCACCAATGTACTCATCTTCGCAGTCTCTAATACTTTTAGTAAGGGTGCGAGTAGTTGCGTGTTTGATATAAGAATTTGGAGAACATGCAATAAAACCTAGTTTGCTTATTGTGCTAGTGTCAGTAGACAATGATTTGTGCAAATCAATTTCAAATTGATTAGTACCATCAATTACCGAAAACAGCAATTTTTTACTGTATGCTAATACTTTTTCTGCTAAGTCTTTATCTTCTTGGGTAACATGCAATAATGGTGGCCGATCTTGAGTAGGGCCAAACCATTCTTTTTCGCCTAGCGAATATAAAATAAGATCTCGATTACTAACTAGTGTACTGTCTTCATATGCTGAGCGATCAGAAATGTATTTTCCGTTTACACGATATGCAGCACATGCAAGATGCAATAATCCTTTAGTCGAGTATTCTGTGTTTGATGCCATTGTAGTCTCAGTTAATTTAATTGTTGTTATTGTATATTAAACTAACTAAGATGTCAACCTTAAAGACGGTAAGTAACTCTACCTTTGTTAAGATCGTAAGGACTAACTTCTAATTTGACATGGTCGCCTGTAATGACTCGTATTTTGTGTTGTTTAAGTTTTCCACCTAAGTAACAAATTAAAGTGTGTGCAGTATCATCGACTACGATTTTAAACATATTTCCCGGTAAAACATCAATGACTTTACCTGTCATTTCGATCACATCTTCTTTACTCATGCTTTTTAATTATTAATCTCTCATCTGTTGTTGTTACGGTTACTTCATCCCCTGGTACCCACCCATATTTATCAAGCATGTCTTGAGGTATTTGAAATAACACAGTGCTAGGATCATCGAGGTTTTCAAAAAATAGTTCTTCGTATTTATAATGTTTCGTTATCATATATCACTGTCCATCCTAGTTGTCTTAAGTCGTCTTTAATTTCTTGTGTTACTACACTTTCGCTTACATTACCTGTGATAGGTTGGCTAATACCCGAGCAATACCAATCCATGTAGTCACCTTCTTCTCGCATGTCTGCAATTATTCCGCCTGCAGTTCTCCAACTTACTCCCCAGTATTCTTCTTTAAGGATGTTCCATACATCGTCAATTCTTACAAATTCATTATTACACATTGCTGCATATAAATTCTGTGCGTAGATTTCAGAGTTTCGAACTTTTTGTAAAATCCAATTAGTAGTACGCAGTTCATATTCTAAATCGTTTTTTTGATTCATAGGGTCATTAAATCTCTTGTCTCTTTCTAGTTTAAAAGCATCTCGTTGCTCCCATATTTCTTGTTGTCTATGAGTAGCATCTAATGGTATACGTCGTTGGTTACTTGTACTTAAAGGTAGTATACTGCTATTCATGAAATTGGCCTTGAAAGCAATGGCGAAGTTCGTGTCCCATTGTCCAGTAATCAGTATTCTTAGGTGTAAAAATTACACAGGTGTTGCCAAACAATGATTTGTCCCAAAATGAACAACCGTCAATTGGTACATTGTACTGTGGTAATCGTCGTCTTACATTTTCTGCATTACAAGATTTTAAAATATTATCAACTTGTATCCATGTTACTTTTGTGCCATTAGTGAAATTATTTTTAGCTGAAAATTTATCATACGGTGATTCATCTGCAACTACTGATAAAGAACAGGTTAATAAAACTGCAGTTAAAACTAATCTCATAAATGTGCCTTCTAGTGCCTAATTAATGTGGTATAGACGGGAGGATTTGAACCTCCAAAAGTTTTTAATAAAAACAGTCCCTCCCCGAAGGGAGGAGGTATACCAGTTCCGCTCACGTCTACAGTGTAATAATTATACAGTTATTATTAATGATTGTCAATCTATTTTCAATTATACTGTTAATGTTTAAGTTGATTGATCATTGATAATAACTGCTCATGTTCTTCTTTTGAAATTTCTAAGTTTTCTTTATATGTACGATCGATATCTTTAAGGATGAAAGTGTTATTGCGATATTCTATTTCAATAAAATCGTAAATGTTGCGATTTATTATTGGGATTACGTTTATAAAAATGTTAGCAAGACATGATCCAGAATGCACTATTTTATTGTCTTTAAAAATTTGAAATTTAATTAGATTTTCCATTGTTCTTTTGCAGAGTCGATAACTATTCGTTTATTAATTTTTATTTGTTTAAATGATTCAAGTGTAATCATGGAGTAATATAAAAATGATAATCTTTTATTTTTAAACTCGTCGATGGTTAACCTACAGTGCTTAATATCACCCCAAAAAAATCCTAAAGAATCAGATAATAATTTTGGTCCTACTGCAGGTAGTTTACATTGAAATTTTTGAACTAATATTTCAAATTGAGATAATAATAAAGATACCTGGTCAACTTCGTGTAAGAAATAATCAGTGCTAATAGTGTTATTCATCGAATATTCAAAAATAGAATAACCTATTTCGTTCCCAGGACGATAAATTATTGAGTACATCCATTTAATATTATTGTAAAAAATAAATTCTCGGTGTACTGGCAAATCTATTCGAATATTGCATTTTAATAGTTGTTCGTATAAATTGCAATGTACTATCCAATCATAATCTGTCCAATTCCGAGTGAGTTTAAATATTTTTCCATCGGATTGAAAAAATATGCAAGTTTTATCATTCCACAAAAAAGTACCGGTTACAGTTATGTCCCAAATATATCGAGGTTCCTGCTGTACATTATCAAATGCATGATTAAAAAATAAATTAAAATCTGTTACAGACCACGATGATACTTTTTCAATTAATCGGTTTATCATCTTGAAAATATGTTGTAAATGTGTATTCTCTGTGCCAAAAATCCGACATTGGTGAGTTTCTATATTTATTAAAGCACGGAGTTCCTAAGGTATAATGAATTAAGTTAGCGGCATTATTAATTCCAAACTCGTCAGCGAGCCAATTCCATTCGACTGGTAATTCTCCAATATCTTGGTCATCGAGCCATTGGAATCTATGTAAATAGTTGCCTGAACTTGCTTGAATGAATTCAGGAGTTAACATCTTATTTGCAGGATGTTCACAATTCCACAATACAACACTACTCCAATTTTTACGTGGATAGTTTTCATTTTTAGATCCTAAATATTTAGAAAACGATGATGTTTTGTAATCATGTTTTACAACTAATACTGCTTTACTTTGATCTGCTAGTTCCCATAGTTTGGTAATATCTTCTTTTACAATCATGTCACCGTCTATAAATACGGCCCATCCTTTAAAATTTTGAAAATATGGAACTAAAAATCGACTGTACGTAAACTGATTACTTTGATCAGTACGGATTTCAACAAACGGCATCATTGTTTGTGCTAGTGGTACAACTGCAATCGGGCAAGTTGCGTGTCTGATTATACTGTTTGAACACACATGGAACGCAATAGGTTCTCTAGTATCATATCCTATAAAAAGTGGTTTCATATTTCTATTTAGTAGTTAGCTAACAGTATAAATAATTTTATTAAACATTAGGATAATGTATGTTATTAACAAGCTTATCAAACTTAGGAACTTTTGTAAAATTAAAACTTCGAATTCCGTCATGGGAGATCGAACAACAATTATCGGAATTTAACAGCAATTGGAAAAAACATTCTGAATTATACAACATTAAAATTTTAAACCTAACAGATCAAGTATATAATAAGATGCCACAGTTAGCCGAGATAACTTCTGCGTTTTCTGAAAATATTAATGAATCTTATTTTTTGCAAATCAATCTAGGAGGGTTCGAGCAATCAAAAATTGCAAGTGACTCAATCGATGTTTTTACTTTTTTTGGTAACAATATACCTGTACAATTTTGTAATATTATTGATGGCCAAATTGTAAATTTTCATACTGGTCAATTTTATACAGTTAATCCGTTTTATTCAAAATATATGTTTAGTTACATCGATAATGTGTTTTGTTTAAAATTTAATGTTAAACTTAACGACTCAACATATACTTCAATTTTAAATAATCTCGATGAATACTAATAACAAACTAGATCAACATTTAAGAAACCAACTTTGGAATAATTTAACTAATTTAGGAAAATACACAAAATTAAATTTAAAAATTAATGAAGAAGAAGTGCTAGCAAAATTAGATAAATTTAAAGATAATTGGTGTCCATACAACCGAATCAAAGACCCGGATAATAATAGATGGGGTTTACCTGTTACAAGCCACTCGGGCGATGTAATGGATAACTGCCACTTAAACAGTTTTAGTTATATGCATACATACCATGATAAATTATTAAGTGAATCAGATTTTACAACACCGACTGCAGTTTATTATGAAATTCCTGAATTTAAAAAATTAGTTGATTTATTTGCACCAGATATTGGTCGAGTACATTTGTTAAGAGTTGATACCGGCGGTTTCTTTCCGCCACATCGAGATTTTCAAGATCGGTCGTGGAACGCATTTTCTCCTGAATATTTTAGAATAATTTGTGTGTTTGGTAATTGCAGCAAGAATGATTATTTTCATATTCTCGACAATCAACTTTGTTACACAGATAGAGCAGTTGTGTATTTTGTAAATTTTCAACTTACTCACGGAATGTTTAGTTTTACTAATAATTTATATAATTTAATACTAACAGTAAAACTAACTCAACGAACACATGATATAATTATGCAACTTGCAGATTAAAGTAGCTATCAGAAAAGGTAGCTACTTTAAGTTTTTTAAATATTATCCTAATACAACCCATGCGTTAATCGGTGCGCCAACGTAACCTTTGAAATTATTTTCAGTCGAATCGTACACGATCCATCCTGATTCTGGATTAGGCGGTAAACTAGTTGTTGCATATGATGTCGCTTTTAAAATAGGTGCAGTAAATACACCGTTATAATCAAATGTAAATGTGTTAAGTGTGTTCGAATTTGAACCAGTTAAAATTGAAACAACACTTTCTGCGTAAGTTGAAGTTATGTCAGCAGTGCTGCTTAGTGCAACTGATAATCCACCGGCATTAACCCACCCGGTAGTTTCGTGGCACACACCTCTAAAAAAAATACTTCCTAAGCAATCACTTGGAGAGGAGTTAGTTGGGATATCGATCGTTCCGTTCGATGACGAAAAAATTGCAAATGGCGAAGTAATAAATGAAGACCCATTTGACAATCCATTAAACTCTATTTTTTTAGGACTTATATTAGTAAAATAAAAGGACGCTGTACTTTTAAAATCACCACCTGTTATTGTAATTTCGCTATTTGTAAGAGCGCCAGCAAGCGTAATATCGTTCCCGTTGTATAAATTATAACCACTGATATCAAGATCACCTGCTAATGTTGGTGCATCGTCATATGATATTTGTATTAAATTTGTAAGACTCGTCCACGCAAGAGCCCCGGAGCCATTATTAGTTAAAATTCCATTAGCCGATGGCGGAAAAACAGGGCTCCACGTTAATACTCCTGACCCGTTATTTTTCAAAACGCCAGCAGAGTTTGCCGGTAATGATACACCGCCACCACCGGTTGTATTTAATGTCTGAGTGGTCTCATTCCAAGTTAACCCAGTGCCTGCGCATCCAGCAACAACATTGGTGCCGCCATAGGTTACACCATCACCAATATATAATTTTTTTGTATCTGTTGTATATCCTAGTTCACCTTGATCTAAAATGCCCCCGGTGCGTTGGGCATTTGTTCCGCGTCTAATACGTAGCGACATGTACTATCTCCGTTATTCTGTAATCAGTATTTGATTGTTATGCTGTATTTAGTCAGATAACGGAGATAATAAATTACATTGCTGGCCTATTACCATGCTTGAATCCAATCGATCCGCCTTGTGCAATAATGCGTGCTTTTAATTCGTCGTATGTGATTGGGCGAAAATCAGTTAGCTCAACACAAACACAAAAGTATCGAGGATCAATTTTGCCATCTTTCATTACGCGATTTGCATGCGTATGACCATGTACGTTTGTACTAAATCGGCCTAAGCTTTCTTCATGAATAGGTATGTGGCTAAAAATTAAACCATCAACTACATGATACGATCGGATATCTCTAAAATAAGGAGTATACTCTTCTAATCTAAAGATATCGTGGTTACCTTTAATTAAGACTTTGTCACCATTAAGTCTTTCCATAATTTTTAAGCATCGACGATTCATTACTACATCACCAACATGGTATACTTTATCTTGAGGACGTACAGTGTCGTTCCATGCTTCTACCATATATTCGTCCATTTCTTCAACAGTGTCCCACGGGCGCAATTTTGTACCATCATCTCGTAAGAATCGACATACACCTGCGTGACCAAAGTGAGTGTCACTTACAACAAATGTTTCTGTCATACTATTTCTCCTATGCGTTCCAAATTTCATTAAACCCTTCTGCAACAGTAGGATCCTCCCAGTGTGCTTTCATTTGAAGTACTACACTTTGTGGTATAACTTTTCCAGGGCGTGATTTTAATCTTCGATATAATTCGTCTCGATCAGGTTCTCGAAACACAACTGCAATTTTGTAATAGTCATGTAGCATGTTAAATTTACGTTTACGGCTTTTAATTGTAGTTGACGTTTGATCCCAAATAATATCTTTTCCTGCAGCTCTTGCACGAATTACATCTTGTGCCATTAAATCTACCGCAGTTGGCATATAGTCTTCAAACACTTCGTTATAAGTTTTACCTTGATCGGCTGCATACTTTTCAACGTGTGTGTCTGTGCTAACGATTACGCAGTCTGTGGCCCACTCTTGGTTTTCGACCCACGTACTCTTTCCTACTCCGGGAATTCCAACTAAAACGTATAACTTGTTCATGTTTGCCTTAAATGTCAATGTTAAAAGTATATTTTATACTCAAAAGAAAGCCCTGTCAACCTAAGTTAACAGGGCGTATTTAAAATTAGTTATAGTTTTTGTTGTGTCAGGAAAACTACAAAACCCCGTGAGAGCAGCCCATCCTGTTTTCGCTTCAGCGGAGCCGGAATATGGTTACAGGTCCGGCTTGTTAAAATTACAGAGCGTATCGATCTGTCATAATCGTTTTAAGCATAATACCATATGGTGTAAATTCACTCATATCAGCAGCTAACACTGCTTTCATGATACTTGGGCTAAAACCCGAAACTAACGCAGCACCTGACTTGTCAGCCGTTACTGGTACATTATCAGATGAGCTCAAATTCCAAAACACAACTTGTGGCATAGTGTAACCTGCTGCTGCATATTTGCGTTCAATCATTTCCATTGCCGAATCGTCGTTACTAACGCAATGGTTAAATTGCATGTCGGACAAGATCAACAATATTTCTGGCATTTCAGATTGTGGTACATCAAAATCCGTAGCGACTTTTAATATTTGCTCAAACGCAGCATGCAAATTTGTACTCATTGCCCAGCTAGAACGTATCATTTGTTGCATACGTTCGACAACGTTACCTTTTAGCGTAAGTAACTCTGGTTTAGAACTAAATGTGATAAACGTATCTTTGAATTTGCCGGAATTTTTTTCTGACAAATACAATCCTAACGATACCGCAACGTCTAAACAAGTAGTGCTGCTTTTGCCTGCAGGAGTAACCATTGAGCCTGACACGTCTACTAATGGCAAAATATTAGCATCACCGACAAAGTTTGGTAATGCAGCCCATTGTGCAACGATGTGATTTGTTTCATTAACATCGTAACGAGCACTATACACACCCTTTAATACATCATACGGATACACTGCACCTGCGTTTACTTTTACACTTGCATCTCCTTTCACAAGTGCTTCGACATATTCGGCAAACTTAGTAGTATGGCGATTAAATGCTTTTTTGTATCGTGTAGACGCAAGTGATGGCACTTGACTAAAGTTGATATTATCCCAATCATTTGCACACATTTGTGTTTCAACTACTTTAGTCAACGAAACCAAAGTTTTACGATAATGCTTTGGTGACCATCCTAGGTACTTACGGAAAGCGATAGCAACGTCACCTTTGCGTGGTGTCCATTTTGCAGCTAAACCGTTATTTTCTGCTAGTGCATTGGCAACGATTTCAAACGCAAAGTTTTTCATGTCTGTAGTTTTAAAACAGAATAAATCATCCCAGCGGCCTAATTCGGGTACTTTTTTAGCTAATGCTTTAGCAGTATCGATATTTGTTAATTCAAGGTAGACTAAGATATCACGGAACAATTGGCGTTCACCTGCACCGCTACGTGCGTCGCGTGCCCATAATGCAACTCGCAATGCTAGGTCTTTATCTTCTACATAAGCCGCAACAAACGCTGGGATTATGTCTTTGCCACGGCTTGCACCAATGTTGAAAAACAAATCAACAACTTTATTAGCGGTTGATTTACGAGCTTTCATACCGTTGTCAGTACGCGCTTCTTGATTTGCCACTGCTTCTACGAATGTAGTCATTGTATATTCCTCAGGTTATGTTAAATTTTAAATAAAAAATAAAGTTGCTGTATCTAACCTTATGCAAACAGTATAACAGATTTATCAAATCTGTCAACTATTTTGGTTTAACAGGATGGTTGAGCATTTTATTTTAGTGTTCTGGTCGAGCATTGCTCCTCGACCCTATCTACAGTATTCTGTTGTAGCTCATATCTTATATACGTACAACCTAGTTGTATATAAGCATTAATTGTAGTGTAGGTTTCCCTACACAAAGGTTTGCAGTATCCATCCTAAAATAAACGGTATAGTTGTTCCGATTGTTTAGACTAGTTAACGGTGTCCTAGCTTGTCCGTGAAACCACAGACTCCATTATGTGTGTTGCTGTACCTATACCAAAACTGTGTGTACTAACCAGTACGTTTAATTATATGCCAGCCAAACTGTGTTTGAACTGGTTCGCTAATTTTACCAATGTCTAATGCAAATGCTGCATTTTCAAATTCAGGAACCATTTGGCCTTGGCCAAATGAACCTAAATGACCTTGATTCCGCCCGCTTGGGCACTTACTTACTATTGCAGCTAATGCACCAAAGTCGGCACCTTCATTAAGTTGTTGATGCAATTGGGTAACTGCTTCTTGAGTTTCGACTAAAATATGACTTGCTTGAATTATTGACATAGTGTTCCTTAAAATAAAAGTACATAGCAGGATCTTATAGTTTGGTAGAATTGAACTACCTAACAAAAATGATTAGTTTTCGTATTATCCAAAAGTGTTGCTGTAAAGATCCTAAAATAGGCAGGATACGGGTTTTAGTCAATTACTCTACCAACTGAGCTAACGTTGCAAAAGCACCGTGCAGGAATTGAACCTGCGACACATTGAAATATAGTTTGCTGAATGTATCCTAAAAATGTTATTCTTGTTTAATATAAAAATTTAAAGTTGCTCTTGCAGTATCACCGTAATGAAAAAAATTATGCCATGTGTGTTCATTAGGTGCAAACATCATGCCAGTGTTAAGTTTCCACGGAATAATTGAATGAAAATCTTCTTTTTGATCACCAGTATATAGTATTGTCCCAGTTGAATCATCCGGAGTTAGATATACTACAAAAGTCATTGCTTTGTTATACGAACCTAAATAATCAGAATGAATTTGATACCAGATATTATGAGTAATACTAAATTGACTAGTAATTTTGTATTCTTTAGCACTATCATAATTATTAAGTTTTTTTAAAATAGAAATGTAATTATTAGAAATAATCTCAGTTTTATCATAAATTATATTTAAGGTTTCAATTTTCATTCCAGCAGCTAGCAACTCTGCGTTATGTAGTTTAAAATCAATTGATGCACTGCCTACTGGCCGAACACTTTTTGCAAGAGCTGCTGCAACTGGTATTGCATCTTTAATCGACGTTAATTCTTGTTGATTAAATACATTTTCAATTATTAAATAATTCCATGGATCGGTTATTACAGTTGCATCTAATATTTGTTTAATCATAATTTATAAATTTAGCAGAATGCATTTATCTTCAATTGCGTATACCATTTCGCCTTATGTAACAAGTTACCATGCAGACAATAAGAAAAAACACACTGCCTGTGAACTAACACTACAAGAATTATTACAAAAAATTAATATATGGGATCAAAAGTACAGTGAGCGACGTACCGGTCTCGAACCGGTCTTGTTCTAACTTGGAAGGATAGTGCCATACCTACTAGGCGAACGTCGCTCACTGTACTTTTTGTATTAACTAGATGCATTAATTTTTACCATCGAAAGTAATAATTACTGACTGCATTTGACTCTTTTTTCTTTATCATTGTGTAAACAATATTGTAAAACAGGATGTGTGTTTTCTTTATTTTCAATTAAAGTTTTTAAATTGCAGAATACATCCTAAATTTGGAGCCCCCTGCCGGAATCGAACCGACTTATGATGATTACAAGTCAACTGCATCGCCACTTATGCTTAGGGGGCATTATTTGTTACTTATGTTTTGCACCGCATACGGTACAGGTAAATTCTTTTTTAGATGATTCGTTCATTACGCGCATGCCATTGCCATATGTAGCATCTTGGTAATCTGCAGCATGACCGCCTTTACAATGACATTTTTTTACTTCAGTAGTTGAACTTGCCATTTTATTTACCTCGCTTTACTAACACTTTAATTCGATTTTGAAATTTGTTTTTATCTTTAAGTCTTGTTGCTTTTTCAGATAAGTCTTGTAATTTCGCAATGCTTAACGGTCCTAATTTCATTCTACCGTTTCTTGTTTGATTTGGCGCTTTTCTTGGTAATGATGATTTACTAACGTTTGCCATTGTGTTCCTTTGTTATTAATTATGTGTATATTATACACGTTTAATTTAAATTGTCAACCTTTATTTGTCAGCGTGAGTACTGTGTGAGTTTGAAATAACTTCATTGGTATGTTTTTCGTTATTATTAACATCTAGTTCTTTAACAGTATTTTCTTTTTTTCCAAAGATCCTATCCCAGTTATCATCAAATTTTGATTTGCTAACACTCAACGGTCTTGCTCTACTACCTTTTCCAGCCATAATCTAATCCTCTTAATAATATTGGCGGAAGGTGTGGGATTCGAACCCACGCGACCCGTTAAGGTCGACGGTTTAGCAAACCGCTCCATTAACCACTCTGGCAACCTTCCAGTTTTTGTTATAAATTTCTTTTTTCTAATTCTTCAAGTATTTTATCAGCAATCACTCTATGCCCATATAAATTTGGATGATTGCCGCATGGTTTAATATATTTTAAAAATACAGATTGTTTTGAAAGTATTTCAGTTATACTTCGCCACGAGTATACATCTTTTTTAAGATCCCATGATTCGTTAACTAAACACGTATCGGGCGATAGTAACCAGGCACTTTTAGGTACTATATTTACTTCTTTGTTAATCTTAAAACTTCGCAATTCCGGAAAAAAGTGCGGAGTAATGTTGTGTTGTATGCACATTAGAAAAATTTGATTTAACACTAATGTTGTGTCATACGTTACAAACTCTAGATAAGTATGATGCCCGTCCCATTCTGGAATATGAATATGATGATGGTCGCCATTGTTGTCGATTAAAAAAGTCCGTTCTGCAAAAGGTAAGCTAAAAAATGCAGTATAGCAACAGTCAGATGTTAATTCATTTTTACAAAATTGAATTAAGGAATACAATTGCCACCCTAACGCTGCACCACCTCTACCAAAATTAATATAATCTGCATTTCGCGCTTGCGATACTAAATGCGGAAATGCGAGCTCGGGTCGATCGCGATGCGGTCTTACAAATCTATGATTAGGTAAATTCAAAGTGTATTCATTATAATAGATTGCTAATTCCGAACCAAGAAGATAACTTCCTCCAAACCAAAGATCAATATTTTTCATTAGTTTTCCTTTTCTAATATTGATATCAACTTTTCAAAAATAACTTTATTACCGTATACATCAAAATGATTAATTTTTCCTGTATGCTGACTAAGTAATTCTAAAAAATTTATTGTATTTTTAAAAGTATATACAGATATAGCTGAAAAATTGTTAATATGAATTATTTTACTGTTAAGAGTGCCAAGCATCAAATCAATTTCTTTACAAATTAAATTATGTACAAACAGTGCATACTCGTCATTAAAAAAGTCTTCGTAAAATTTAATAATTGGAAGAACATTTGGATTTAACCCACTGTGTTCTTTTAAATCTGAATAAATTAAATCACAATTTTTATGCAAAGGATCATTAGCATGTATAGGATGCTTTTTAACCGGTATTCTAAACGGACTAGTGTGTGAAATAATTATAACATCAAAGATTTCCAATTTTATCAAACAAAGCTGTTGATAAATTTTATATTCACTGCATCCTGCTTGTGCTAAATTTGTTACATTGTATTTTGTTGCTAGTAAATTTGGCCAACCTTCTCCTGTATACTTTACAGTCCAGTCAGCAGCAAAACTATCACCACAAATTAATATTTTCATAATTATCTAAAAGTCCTTAGGGGTGAACGACGGGACTTGAACCCGCAAAATCTCGAATCACAATCGAGGACGTCTACCAATTCCGTCACGTCCACACCTAAGAACTCTATTTAACAGGATGCAGCTATACGTGTGTTGATTAGAAATCAAATGTATAATTGTTGCTGTAGGCATCCTAAAACTGTTAAATCCAAACTAATCTTGCTATTGTAGCTTGTTTTGGATCTTTAAACATTAAAACTATTTCGTTAACCGGTTCATAACCGTTTATATTATCTGTGTGTCGCCGACAATGCCATTTGTAATCAACATCGTAAACTAGGTTGCGTTCCTTGCACCATTTTGACATCTGATGTGCTTTTTTAGCATCCCCTGGTACAATAACAACTCCGTGTTCATATGCGTAATCTGTATTCATATTTTCTATATTAGGTGGCGGAAGATGATAGCATCGAACTATTAACCCGTCAAGGTTACTACGGTTTTCAAGACCGCGCAAGGAGCCAACCTCAGCATCTTCCAAATTAATTATGAGTAATTATCATTGCTAGGAGTTGAACCTAGATTTCCCGCCTTGTTAGGAAAGCGCCTACGCCATTTAGACGACAATAATAACTATCAAGACATAAGTATTTTACGGAGTTCCATGCGCTGCCTAGTATGACCGCAAACCCGACTAGAATGTAATACTTATGACTTAACAGTGCTTGTCTTTCCAAGCTGTCATAGATGGTTGCGAAGGGTTGGAATCGAACCAACGTCCTCTGGGTTATGAGCCCAGCTATCTACCACTGATATACCTCGCATAATATATAACAGGATCTACTTTTAATGCGCTCTAACCGTTAAGCTAACACTACCTTACGATAGTGTACAGGATTCGAACCTGTATTTCATGCGCCGAATGCAAGGTGTATGCTGTAAAGATCCTAAATTGGCGGAAGGTGTGGGATTCGAACCCACGCGACCTGTTAAGGTCGACGGTTTAGCAAACCGCTCCATTAACCACTCTGGCAACCTTCCAAATATTTGGTGCCCTAGGGGAGACTCGAACTCCCACGCCTTGCAGCAACGGTTTCTAAGACCGCAATGTCTACCATTCCACCACCAGGGCAAAAACTAAATTTGTTAAAGAGCTTGTTAATTTCTAACTATGTAGCTATTATATACTCTTTAACGTGCATGTCAACCTTTATTTAATTTTTCTTTCCAAAAATTAATAGTTAAATCTAAACCGGTGCTTAAATCAACTTTTGGTTGCCAACCTAACGTGTCTGTGATTAACTTATTAGAACTATTTAACCAGTATATCTCACCTTGGCGTTTTGGTTTAGTATCCCAGATAATAGTGCCATTCCAATTTAATTTTCCTGCAATCAAAGTCACGTAGTCTCTAATTTTAATCGGATCATCTGGACCAAGTGTAAATATCTTTCCTGCGACTTTATCTGGATTGTTAATGATTGTAGTCCATGCATCTAATAAATCATCAATGTAAATAAAGTTTCGATATGGCTCTGCATAACCTAATTCAATTTTAATCGGATCGTTTAGCATTTGCCATATTATTTGTTCAGTTACAAAAAAGTTGTTATCTTTCCTACCATAGCAATTTGTTTGCCTAATAATACAATACGGAAATGCACAAGTACGATTCATGTATTCTAAATATTTTTCAACCGCAAATTTTGCAACTGAATACGGTGCATTAGGGTATGGAACAGTACTTTCGTTAAATGCAACAAAATCATCGGGTATTCCTGATGATTGCACTTGATCACTAATCGGTTGCCACCCGTATACTTCCATTGTGCTTGCAAATACAAATGATTTTAAATTAACAACCTTAGCTGCTACTTCAATTAAATTTACACTACCGACATAATTAACTTGACTAAACTCAGTCTGTTCATAGAAGCTTTTTTCTACCTCGGTTCTAGCGGCAAGATGCACGATAACATCTGGGCTAAAAGAGATAACTTCTTGCTCAACATTTTTAAAATCTAATAAATTGCTTTGTAAATGGTAAACTTCGTTTGAAGCAGATAGCATCGGACTAATATGCGATCCAATAAAACCACTACTTCCTGTTATTAAAATTTTCATAATATCCTATTAAAAGTTGGCGCTGCTTGAGGGACTCGAACCCCCAACTTTCAGTTTCGAAGACTGCCACTCTATCCATTGAGTTAAAGCAGCATATTTGGTGCCCCCGGAGGGACTCGAACCCCCACTAAAGCTTTAGAAGAGCTATGTCCTATCCATTAAACGACAAGGGCAAATTTTATAAAATCTAACCAAGAATCAAACTTGGATTTTAGCTTTGCTTAAAAGCTGTGTATTTATCGTTATATTATACAAGCAACATTAAAAAATAAAATCATCAGCGACCAAAGTTTTCACGCCATTTAATACAATTGCAAGTTCAGGTGCAGCGTCGGCATTAGTGCTAGCATAAAGCGTGCTGGTTTTTGTATCAAAACGTAGCTGCCCAGTTGCATCATTGTCAAATGCTGCAGTGCCAATAAATGTAAAAGCACCTATAGCAGATAAATCAATTTTATCACCCTGTGCGTGTTTAAAATCAGTAATTGTATCGGCTTGCTTTGGCAGTGTAGAGCTGTCGTTTACTGAGTTGAATTTAAAAACATCAGCA